GCTGGTATGGAAGATTACATTTTGGCAGTAGTAACTAAACTGGCTGCCGCAACCTATCAAATGAACATATCTAGCGTTTCTGCACCAGCAATAGTTAACGCAGCTAGTGGCGACTTGCTAGTATCAGAAATTACTGTATCAATCCTAACGAGTTGGAGTTAAAATGGCATATCAAGGATTAACAGAAGAAGAAAAGAACTTTCTGGCCAAGACAGGTCAGATTACACACACACCAGTAGCGGTTAAAAAACCTGCTTACAAAAAAGAAGAGGAGCAAGACTAATGGCCGTATTTTTATCCAATGGTGCGGTAGTTACTCTTAACAGTGTTGACATTTCAGCATATGTAACAGGGGTTACTATTAACCGCAGTTTTGATGAATTAGAAATTACAGCAATGGGCGACACAGCTCACAAGTTTGTTAAAGGACTAGAGGCATCAACAATTACCCTAGACCTACTTAACAATGATGCAGCAAGCGGCACAGGTGCAGTTACTGCAACCTTAGCGGCAGCCTGGGGTACTACAGTGCCACTAGTTATTAAGCGTTCTAACGCAGTAATTAGCACTACAAACCCAGAGTATCAAACTACAGTTTTGGTAAACAATACCCAAGACCTAAATGGTGCTGTTGGCGACATCTCAACACAGAGCATTACATTTACTTGTAACTCAGTTATAGTAGTTGACGTAACACCTTAATTAAGGAGAAATAATGGCAAAGCTAAAGATAACAAGGGCTAATGGTGAAGTCACAGAGCACAAGATAACACCAGGTGTCGAGTACGCTTTCGAGTTAAAGTACGGATCAGGTATTAGCAAAGTCCTACGTGAGCATGAACGTCAGACCGAGATTTATTGGTTAGCGCATGAGTGTTTACGTAGGGCTAACGTAACTGTACCTGTATTTGGTATCGAGTTTATAGACAGCTTAGATACTGTAGAGGTATTAGACGAAGAAAAAAAATAGCGCAGCGGGATTCAACACTTTATACGATAGCCAGCCTATCTGTTGAACTAGGGATTCCGCCTAGCGAGTTTATCAATATGGATGCTGAAATGCTTAGGGCAATTATCCAGGTACTTTCAGATAAAGCTAAGGAGATCAAAAATGCCAGTAGAAATCGTAGGCGTTAAAGATGTCATTAATGGCTTAACCTTTATTGATGAAGACATGTACAGACGTGTTAAAGCAGCCGTAGAACCCGTTATGAAGGGTGTAGAGGCTAAGGCTAAAGGATTTGTAGTGGGCAATAATGAGGTGCTATCAGGCTGGTCTAAACCAATATCATCTACTGTCGATTATCGCCCATTCCCTAAATATGATGCAGCTACTGTCCGAGGTGGTATTGGATTCAAAGAGGGTCAAAATCGCAGATTTAGTAATGGCTATACAGTTGAAAGTTATGTTTACAATATAAGCGCCGCAGGTCGTATCTATGAAACCGCAGGTAGATTGAATCCACAAGGCAGAGCGCCATTCACTTCTGTTGCAGAAGGTGGCGGCACAATGGCATTTAAGCAATCAGGTAGCAGAAAAAGTAGAAGCCGATCTACAGCTGCATATAATTCTAACAACCCGTTTGCTGGGTATCAGTTTGTCACCGATCTACCAACACTTACATCTCAGCCTAAAGTTAAAGGCGCTAGAGGTGGTGGTCGTAAGACTAAAGGTCGTTTGATTTACAAAGCATGGGCGCAAGATAGTGGTGATATTTATGGCGTAATTGTAAAGGCAATCAATTCTACAGTTACACACTTCAATAAGACTACTGAGAAGAAGGTTGCATAATGGCCAATATAGTCGTATCGGCACTCAGCACCTTTAATAACAAAGGCCTTAAAAAAGGTAAGAAAGAAATCAGTGCGTTTGAAAAGCAAGTTAAAAACTTTGGCCGCACCTTTGCCGCAGCATTCTCAGTAACAGCATTAACTAGATTTAGTAGAGAAGCAGTAAAGGCTTTCGCAGCTGACGAGAAGGCCGCTAAAGCATTAGAGATCCAATTAAGAAATACAGGTTATCAATTTAGCGCACCTGGCGTTGAACTATACATAGACAATTTACAAAGAGCCACTGGCGTATTAGATGATGAATTACGCCCAGCATTTCAGCAATTACTAACAGTAACAGGCTCAATTACTAAGAGCCAAGATGCCCTAAATACTGCTATGGATGTATCGGCTGCTACTGGTCGATCATTAACACAAGTTACTACAGCCTTATCACGTGCTTACGCTGGCAATACTACAGGACTAAGCAGATTAGGTGCTGGCTTAGATAAGAACTTATTAAAGGCTGGCAATATGGACGACATTATGGCCGAACTTAATAACAAGTTTTCAGGCCAAGCCGCAGCTAGATTAGATACCTATGCTGGAAAGTTAAGTTTAATATCTGTTGCCGCAGCCAACTCACGTGAGATTATCGGTAAAGGTTTATTAGATGCATTAAGCGCTTTAGGTAAAGATAATAGCATTGCAAGTGTAACTAATAACATGGAAGATTTTGCTACTGCCACTAGCGAGGTATTAGTCGGGTTAGGTAAGGTAGTAGGTAAATTAAAAGAGATTACAAATATCCCAGGTATAGATGGATCATTTTTAAGAAATGTGCCTGGCATTGGCGCAGTGCTAAGAGCTACAGAAGCACTAAGAGGCGCAGGTCGCCAGCAAACAGATAGAGGTGGCCAAGAAAGAACCGCAGGTAGAGTTAATGCTCAACAAAGAAAACAAGAAGAAAGAGCTATTAAAAACTCTGTCGCATTACGCAAGGCAGAGAACGACCTATTAAAGAAAAAAACAGCTGTAGATCAATTAAAAGATAAGTTTGACCTAGAGCGTATAGGCTTAAATGTAGCCTTAAATGAAGCTGTAGATGCAGAAACTAAATTACGCATTAAGGCACAAATAGCGATACTAGACAACAATGAAGCGTTGGCTAAAAAACTATTAGCCGAAATGGAAGCCACCAATAAATTAAAAGAGTTTGCAGATGCGTTGGCAAATGGCACTAATAAATATGATGCAATGATTAGCGGCTTAATCGGACAATTTAGAGCGTTAGGTTTATCACTACAAGAATCTATGGCTTTAGCAGGTATGTCCGCTAGATACCAAGCCCAGGCTGATGCCTTTGCAGCTGGTAGAGGTCCTGGTGGTGCAGCGCCATTATCTACAGATCCATACGACATTTTAATTAGACAACTTGCGCCAGAATTAAATAGTCAATACGGATTACCTGCACAAGAGGCTATCTCATTAGCCCACATGTCTGCAAGGTATCAAGCCCAGGCTGATGCAATTACTTTAAGAATAGATGCTTCTGGCGACAAGATGAGCCAAGCAATTGCTGAGAGTATTCAACAAGCGACTAGAAATGGTTATAGCACTTCTGGCGCTGGACAGTTGCCATAATGACAGTACCAGTAATCAATGCAGTAATTAACTTTAGCACTGGCCCTAGTTTTGCTCAGGCAATGATTTTAGATACAGGTATTTTAGACACAAACATATTGGCAGATTCAGCATCTGTAATTGTAGATGTATCCAATCAAGTAAACAGAATAGAAACTAATAGAGGCCGTACTGCACTTAGTGATGAGTTTCAAACAGGTTCGCTTACTTTACGCATAACAGATCAAAATGGTGATTTTAACCCACAAAATGTATCTGGGCCTTATTACAATTTATTAACGCCTATGAAGAAGGTGCAAATTACTGCTACTTATGGATCAGTAACTTATCCTATATTCGCAGGATACATTACAAGTTATGTTACTACTTATCCAGATGACGGAGAAGGCGTAGCAATTACCACCATACAAGCTGTAGATGCCTTTAGGTTAGCTCAATTAGCACAGATAAGTACAGTGGCTGGCACTAGCGCTGGTCAATTATCAGGTGCACGTGTGGATGATATTTTAGATCAGATTTCATGGCCAGTATCTCAACGAGATATTGATCCAGGTCTTACTACATTACAAGCAGATCCAGGCACTAACCGCACAGCATTACAGGCACTATTCACAGTAGCCAATTCTGAATATGGTGCTATTTATGTTGATGCCGATAATAACTTTGTATTCCAAGATAGAGGCGTAACGGCTGGATCTATTGGTGGCACACCAACAGTGTTTGCAGATGATGGATCTGGTATATCTTACTTTGATGCAACCTGGATATTAAATGACGTATTGGTGTTTAATAAGGCTACGATTACTAGAGCTGGTGGTAGCCCACAGGTAGCCCTAAATCAAGCCAGCATAGATAAATACTTTCTTCATAGTTACTTCTTAGATAACCTATTAATGCAATCAGATGCCGTAGCTTTAGATTATGCCCAGGCTTATGTGGCTTCTAGGCAAGAAACCTCTATACGGGTAGATGCCATAGTCTTAGACCTATATACACCTAGTTACAACTCAGGCATAGTAGCAGCCTTAGACCTAGATTTCTTTGATCCAATTACAGTTAAAACTACCCAACCAGGTGGATCGATTTTAGAGAAGACTTTACAGATTTTTGGGGTAAGGATGAATATAACCCCGAATAGTTGGAAAACCACGTTCACGACACTAGAGCCCATCATTGATTCGTTGGTTTTGGATAACCCGATTTATGGTACTTTGGGCTATAATGTCCTAAGTTATTAAGGAGTAGAGATGGCAGCAGGTTTAGGTTTTAAGACGTTTACTACTGGTGAGGTGCTGACCGCAGCCGACACTAATGGTTACCTAATGCAAGGCGTTCTAGTCTTTGCAAGTGCAGCAGCTAGAGATGCAGCAATTACATCTCCACAAGAAGGCCAGTGCTGTTATCTTAAAGACACAGATGCAGTACAAACTTATAGCGGATCTGCATGGGTTGGTTTTGATGATTCTAATGCAATACAAAATTCTATTGTAGATGCTAAGGGCGATATTGTTGCAGCTAGTGGTAATGATACACCTGCAAGATTAGCGGTAGGATCTAACGGCGACACACTTGTCGCGGATAGTGCCGCAACTACTGGACTTCGTTATCAGGAACCCAAGGCTGATAACCCTGTTCTTAACTCTGCATTTCAGGTTTGGCAACGAGGTACTAGCGTTGCTATTAGCGCTTCTTCAGGTGGATATACCGCAGATCGTTGGACCGCAAGTACTGGCGCAAACGGCGCAAGCACTATTTCAAGACAGGTTACAAATGATACAACAAATCTACCTAACATCCAGTATTGTGCGAGAGTTCAAAAAAACTCAGGACAAACTGGAACTGCTGGTTTTGCTTTTTATCAATCTTTTGAAACTATCAATTCAATTCCGTTTGCTGGTAAAACTGTTACTGTTTCCTTTTATGCTAGAAAAGGCGCAAATTATTCTCAAGCCAGTAGCCAATTAACATTTCAGTTATTGTCTGGAACCGGAACAGATCAAAGCATTTTATCAGGATATACAGGTTTAGCAATACCGTTACAATCCAATGTTACTTTAACTACAACTTGGCAAAGATTTAGCGTAACTGGAACTATTGCTACTACTGCTACAGAGTTTGCCGTTGGGTTTGAATATACCCCTGTTGGAACTGCTGGTGCTGCCGATTATTACGAAGTAACAGGCGTTCAGTTAGAAGTCGGTTCAGTAGCAACACCATTTAAGACTTATGCTGGCACAATCCAAGGCGAGTTAGCCGCTTGCCAAAGGTATTACTATCGTTCAACTGCAACTGGTCAAACATACGCTCGATTTGGTATTGGGCCTGCAAGTTCAACGACAAATGGAAACATTTTAATAAATGTTCCATCAACTTTAAGAATAGCAGCAGGAGCATCAATTGACTATTCATCGCTTGGGCTTTACACAAGCGGTTCCCCTATTGCTGTAACTTCTGTAACTTTAGACCAAGCATCTAATAATAATTATGCAGTCAATGCCGTTGTGGCAAGCGGATTAACTCAAGATAGAAGTTATTTATTGTTAGCAAACAATAGTGCAAATGCCTATATTGCAATAAGTGCGGAGTTGTAAAATGGAAAATGTAACTTTTATAGAAGTAGATAGCCTTAATGGTAAAGTAAAACACGCCATTATTGACCGAGGCAATGGGGAATATACTTCTATGCTTAAATCAACTTATGATGAAATGATTGCGGCACAATCCACCCCGATTGTAACTGAGGATGAGTAAACAGCCCTGGCTGTGTGCAGCTGGTAAACAGTTAAGAGATCAGATTGATACCTGGTATCCAGATCGCCGCTCTACCAGTGATGGGTGGATTGGTGATGCTCGTCATAGCGCCACCAAATCGGATCATAATCCAGACAAATCTGGGTGTGTCAGAGCCATTGATGTTGATTCTCGCCTGGATTCATCCGAAGGGATCTCAATATATCTGGCTGACCAGATCAGAAAATGTGCGAAAACCGATAAGCGTATATCTTACGTAATCCATAATGGCATGATTGCTAGCAGGATACTTAATTTTAAGTGGCGCAAGTACAAGGGTT